ATTTATTTCCACTATTAACAATGTAAACATCAACTTCAATTGTAGAAGTTAAAATATTACAACATCTAATTCCTATGACTGCATCATAATTAGCTCCAGTTACAAGAGTTGCTTCTCCTGTTCCTACTGCTGATTGTAAATCGTTTCTAAAATTTTGTGCCATATTTTTTTCCTTTTTATAACGCCACCGCCATTGCTAAAGCAAAACCAGCGCTTGCTGCTCCTACTGGATCTCCAGAAGAATCTAAATAAACTGCTTTATCTGCGGGTAATGTACAAAACACATCTAAAGTTCCTGCAAAATTAATTTTTGAAGTATTACCAGAAGAATTATCGATAACGGTATCTCGTGATAAAGTATCTGTACCTGCATCTGTAACTGTTCCTAATCCTACTTCCCACTTATCAGTTCCAGTTTCATAAATTGCATAGTAAGTAGTATTAGTATCACCGATACCAGCTACAAAACTTACAAAACCTGTAACTGCACCAGCAAGATCTAAAGTTCCTGTGCCAGTTGTAGTACTTGTTTCTTTTACTCTATCATTTAAAACCAAAGCCATTTAATTTTCCTTACGTAACACTTAAAATTGCATCTGCGCCAGTTGTAACTGTAGGGAATACAACTTTAAAATCTCCACTTGAAGATGATTTTGATCCACTAAAGTCCAAGATAGCGACAATGTACTGATTAGCTGTTGTTCCACCAGGTGCAACATATTTATACATACAGCCATAAGCTGCAGTAATAGTTGAACCAACCCAGTTAATAGTATTTGCAGTTGCTGCACTTCCGTCAGAATTTGTTCCTGCAAAACTTAAATAAGTTGATTGAGGTTGTGTTCCTGCGTTTGCAACTGTGCCAGCTCCACAAGAAAGACCATCAGTAGTATAACCACCTCCAGCTACAACTTGTCCTGCTGTTGCACTTGAATAAGCATTTGCTGTTGCTTGAGCAAAACCTGCATCTGCAATACTTGTTAACAACGCTAAATAGATTGTATCCGTAGAAAAATCAAAACTACCTTTAAAAAGGTTTGGTTTCATTAGATCTGGTACATAGTTTGCCATATTATTTTCTCCTTAATTATTAACTCCGTAACTTGATGGCGACTTAGATTTTAATTGTTGACGAATCATGCCATCTTCGTATTCGTCTCTGCGTCTGTAACCGATTTGCTCAGTTGCGTACGTTGTTAGAGCATTTTGAAATTGCTGCTGGTAGTATTGTAACATATCCTGCGGACCTTTCAAGTACCCATATGTATTTGCTAAGGCCCCATATAAAAGGAGATCTTGGTATTTATTAGAGAGATAAGTTCCTCCCGTATCTGTGACAAGACTCGTAGGTTCTTTGTTATAGGCCAAAGTAATTTTATAATCAGTATCAGGGCTCGGTGCAACCACCCAGTAAGTTTCATCCCAATTTCCATAGTATTTTGGGATACTCACGGCTGCTGAATCTGGCGTAGAATAATATTCTGCCATAAAACTTGGATCTCTTTGTTCTAAAAAAGTTTGTTTTCCATTAGCATCTGTCAATTGAACATAATTAATAGATCTTAAATCTGAGGGAATAGTTACATATCTGTTATTAACTACTAAATTAGAAGTAGCATAATGAGCATTCTGATCAGTAGGGACTGCTCTTAAAATTTGATTTTCTGTATTTTTAGTAATGGTATCTAAAACAGAATCACTTAAAACCGTGCTTGAAACTTCTGTATATCCTCTAATATCTGTTCTTAAATTTGCTAAACTATATGCCATATTATAATGCCTCCAATGTTACAGGTCCAGCTGAACAATTATTTCCACCACCTATACCTGCGGCTGTTGCCGTATCACCACTTTGAAAATAAAAATAATTTATTGGACTTGTTAAACTATCTGTTGTTGTACTATTACTTACTGTACCTGTCGAGTCTATTTTACCTAAATAAATTGTATGACCGGCTGCAGCGTCAATATCTGTTACTCCATTAATTTGTGCAATAGGTGCAAAAGATTTTAAATTTAAAGCATCTCCTCCGCCGGTACCTGGCCCAGTAACCAAAGGAGCACCTCTTAATCTAACTTTAGAAGTTGCTTTTCTTTGATGATCAATTGAATAAACATTTACATAAGTGTTGGCTCCAGAAATAACCACTTCAAACGGATCGGGTTGTAATAAAATTAATTGAGGAGTATCTCCTGCTTGAACTCTTGGATTTTGTAAAGCTTGTGGATCATTACCAACTGGCTTTGGTTGTAATTGTGGTTGTTTAGGTTCATACTCTGAATAATGAACTAAAGAACCATTCCACTCTCTAACCATTTCTGTATATGGAAATCTTAATCCACTTCTATCTGAAATAGCTAACGCTTGTTTTCCTTTTGCAAAAACTCCCATTATGATAATACTCCATCTCCATAGAAAGTCTGTGGGGAAATATAAGTAGATGTACCTTGATTGTCCGCATCTAAAGCTCTTACCATTTCACTTTCATAAATTCTCTCAAGCTCTGGTGTTCTTGCTGGAGAAAATTTCATACTTAAATAATATGCAAGACCTGACATCATGCATGGGTAAAATCTATTTACTACATCAGAAGTATTTGTATAAGCTCCTGGGTTTTCTATTTTTGCTAAATAATAAAAACAAAATTGAAAACTACTAGGAGTAGTTGTACTTGAAACACTTGAACTAGGTGTAGCATATAAATATATACTTGGATTAATAGTTCTATCTACATAAAATTGAGAAGGAGTTCCTTTAGTTAATTTATTAGGTGTTGCATTATAAGTTGATCTACTAATTTGAGTTAATGCAATATCCTCTGGGGCTGTAGTGGTAGAATTATTTCTATAAAAAGCTTCTAGGACAGAACTTAAATCATTAGGAAAATTTACCGAATCACTTGAATAACTATATTCAGCCTGACCCTCCACTAATGGAACTTTAGCAAGTTTAACTTTCCATAAATGCACACCTCTGTTTTCCCATTCTTGAAACATTATATTTAAAGATCTTCTTGCAGATCTTAATTGATATCCTGTTCTTGTACCTCTAATATTAGTTCTTTCAAAAGCTTCTTCTATAATGTCATCAATTTGAGGATTAAATAAATCTGTAGTTTGAGAAGTTGGACTAATTGTATTAGCTACATTACCATAACCTGCTGTTGCTGTAGAATAATAAAATAAAGTTGGAGTGGCAACATTAGCTGGAATTACAATTGTTGTTTTACTTCCAGCCGTTGTTACACCTGAAGTATAAGCAACTCCTGTACCCGAAGCATTATGTGTTCCGTCTTTTTCAATTGAAAAAGCTAACGTTTGACCTGCATTACTTCCATCAGTTTGATCGAAGACATAAGTATTGCCTTCTTGGAGTTCCAATGCTGGACTTACAGTACCATTAATAAAAAATTTACTTCCGGTACCGAACGCGTTAGTTCCAGTTGCGACGGTGACTGTATAAGTTATAGTCGCCATTTAAATTCCTAATTTGGGTTTGGACCGTCGTAAAATACTGTTAAGCTGTCAAAACCTGCACTGATATCTACAAACGCTCCAGCGTCAAAATAACATCCATTATCAGGAATATATGGATCCATCATTCCAGCGACTGCTGGTGAATCCATCTCTACAATTTTTACTCCTGTTTGAGATGTATTTCTGAAAATTGCAGCTGCTGCTGTTGCAGCGAGACTAACTCCATGCATTCCTCTAATTCTTGTTGGACCTGCAAAGACAATACCTTTTGTCGTGCTAGTTGCTGTAAAACCTACTTCAACATTTCCTGTTAAAGCACCATCTACTGAAACACCTGTTACAGTTAAAAAATCTTTAGTTGTAGTAACTGTTAAACCAACTCCTGGACCTGCAATATTTTCACTATCTGCATTTCCTGAAGAATCAGTTCCAGTAATAGTAAAAGTATCCCCAGATTCATCTGAACCACCAGATTTGATTGTAACCGTTGTAGACATGTTAGAGCCGTCATTTGCTGCTCCACTAGCTTCAAAACCAGCACCAACTCTATCACCATCTAAAGTTAAATCAGCCGCTCCTGAAGTAGTTTGCGCTTTACAAATCGCATCGACATCTGCAGTTACCGCTTTAAACATCTTGGCTGCTACATAAGATTGATTTGGCATATTTATTTTCTCCTATTTAAAATTATTTCTTAGGCCCCGAAGGGCCTAAGAAGAATGTATTAGTTAGTTGTGTTTACTTGTTGTAAGTAATTTACCACCACAAGCATTTCACCTGCTGTAGGTGTAGTACCATTTGCAATGTTCATTACTAACATAACTTCTTTATCAATCTCGCCAGTAGCTGTTCCACTTCCTGAGTCTGCATTACTCACATTTAAGTGATTTGTATACATAGCTGCAGAAACGTTTCCAAAGTCAGTTAACGTGTCATAGAAAGCAGCTGCTTTCGCATTTGCTGTTGCAGATAGTGAGAAGTAATCTTCATCAACTTCAGTAGTTCCAGCGTTATTGTATGAAGTAGTTCCAAAACCAAAAGTTGTAGCTCCACCAAAATCAAACACTAAGCCAGCTGGCACAATGCCTCTTATATATGTAACTCTTGAATTTTTTGGAATTACAATATTATTAGCTAAGTTCGCTGCGTCAAGCAATTCACCGCTGTTAACAGATGTAGCTGTTTGTCCTTGAGGATCTACGTTAAAGTTAGATCTTAAAGGCCATTGAACTTTTGTAGTTACTACTGCTCCATCATAACCAATTTTAACATTACCTGTTAAAGTACCACTTGTAACAATTGAAGTTACTGTTTTGTAAGCTAAAGTACTTTGTACAGTAGTTGTATCTGGTCCTGTAATAGCGCCCTCAGTTTGAGTTTTACCATTGATGTCAGTTCCTGTTATTGTAAACGTTACACCTGAATCATCAGCTGAAGAGTTAATTGATACAAGTGCTGCACCATAAACTCCACCATATGAATTCGGCATTACGAAGTCTTGAACTTGAGTAAGTGTTCCTGCTGAAGTTCCAGCTGCTCCACCACCAGCTGTTGTTACTAATGAATCGTCATCAAAGACAAACATAGAGTAATCAACTGGAAACGTTTGACTTACTTCTGTAAAGCCAACATTTCTTACATTAGTACCTACTGTTGTTCCTGTTGTATTTCTGATATTACCCGAAGTTATCGGTCCAGA